AAAATCCCGGGCCTTGGCATCCTTCCTCATCGCCATTCCTCTTTCAGCAGACTCAGCTTCTCCTCGCTCAGGGTCTCGATCCCCAGAGCCTTGCAGTCCTGCACCAGCAGATCGATGAGCCGTGACATCTGGGCAGTATCGTAGGTGCTGGAGCCGTGGTAGCACATCAGATTCCTGCATCCCCGTATATTCGCCTGACCCAGGTCCTTCACGGGCCACCCAAGGCCGTTGCTCTCCCAGGCTCTTTTGAACCGCTCCACATCGCCCTCCCGGACGCACATGGGTGTGTAGTTGTCGCCCACATTGGGGATCTGCTGCAGGTATACCTCTTCAGGCTTGATCCGCATGGCATCGGCGATCTTGTGGATCAGCACCCATGCGTAGGCATTGGCGTCCTGGCTCCTTTTCTTCCGGAATTCCTTCACGGTCAGGCAGTAGTCCTTGTCCCTGTGCTTCCTCGCCAGAGCCATGGCCTTGCCCATGTCCTCCCGGTCTGGCTTCACCATCAGCCAGCCGCCCTCCAGCTTCATTTCCCGGAATCTAATATCCTCCACAGAGCATCTCCTCTCTGGGATATACCCCTTTTCTCAGGCAGTCCGCCAAAATGCGGAGCCTCGGCAGGAACTTGGTCCGCACCCAGGTCTCGTCATAGGGTATGTCCTCGATCCGGATGCGCCGGTGGTCGATGGGCCGCAGGAAGTTGTCGTAGTCCGCTTCCTCCAGCCCGTAGGCCACGATCTTGCCCTTTTTCAGGCCCTTGGCGAAGATCTGCACCTGCACCTGCTGCCAGTATTTCTTCGGCATCTTCCAGCCCTTCGCCAGCTGGAAGGTCTTGCATTCCCAGGTGGTATCCTCGGTCAGCCCATCGTAGTTCACCCGAAGCAGCAATGCCGGGAGCTTCACCTGCTCATCCAGCTTCAGCCCCACGATGCCGATGCTCTCCAGGATCTTGTGTTCAAAGTGGGTCCCCGCCAGAGTGAACTTGTTGTCGAAGTGGTCCCTGTTCACGCCCAGCTTCTGCATCCACCATTTTTCGAAGGTCTTGGTCTTCCAGGACCCCATGATGAATCCCACATCGCTGGCCCCGAACCAACCGGAGCGGTCGTGGTCCTGGATCATAAGCCGCCCAGCCCCTGTTCAAATCTGGCGATCTGGTCGAAGTAGCTGAATACCACTCTCACCATATCCTCGGTCATGCCCAGTTTCTCTGCGATCTCCCCGGTGGAGAGGCCCTTCTTGATGGCGTTGGTGTAGCCGATCTGCACCCGTTCCTTGATCGCCCAGATGCTGTGGCTGCTCAGATCGTCGGACGCGGTCTTATCCCCGGCCTCGTCATCCGCCACCCACAGGCCGAAGCCCAGGCCGGTGCGCATCGCTACGCCCTTCACGAAAGCTCTGGTCTGTGCGTTCCATAGCCGCTGCTGGGTCATACTGTTGTCCTTAACGGGGTTGCTGCCGTTCATCAGCGGGTACTGAGCCTCGAAGATGAGGTCATCGATCACGATCCGCACCCTCACCTCATAGCAGCGGTTCGTCACACCGTTCTTGTCGGTGAATACCTGGTCGCTCATGAAGAGGCTGGAGCCGCTTGCGTTCACGCAGGGCTCGAAGTAGACAACCTCCGCTCCGTTCTCATGGAGCAGCTCCTTGCATTTTGCCCAGTTCAGGTAGGGGACCATGATCTTCCGGCCCTTGTCGTCCTTGGCCTCCCGCTGTTCGCAGTAGGGAAGCACATCCACCGCCCGGAGCTCTCTGTAACTCTTAAGCATCCTGCGCTACCTCCTTCTTCGGCGTTACATCCACCCGGATGGTTCCCATGGGACACACGCCCTCCACCACGATGTGATGGTCGTAGGTATTGATGTCTGCATCCGTGATCTCGAAATCCTCGTTCACGAAGTCCAGAATCTTGCGGAACATATAATATTTGTCCATCAGTGATCCTCCTTGAAATTTAATAGGTCATAAGGTCGCTTGCCAATTTCTCGGCTTTTCGCCGCTCCCGCAGCCGCCGCATACTTTCTCTTGCCTTGGCATTCAGCTCTTCCCGATGCTTCTCCCGGTAGGCGGCAGCTCGCTCGGCGATCTTGTCCTTGTTGGCCTCTCTGTAGGCGGCCTGATACTCGGCGATCTTCCGCTTTTCCGGCTCCATGTTGGCCACCGCAGCTGCCCTGTCCCGCTTCCGGCTGGCTACGATCTCCTCCTGGGTCTGGACGAAATCTTCATCCAGCTCCTCATCGAAGCGCCGCAGCTCCTCCAGTTCCTCCGGGGAAAACATCGGTCTTGCCATCACTTTGTCCCCCGTCCCAGGACCGCACAGGCAATCGCCAGCACCGTCACGCCGATGGTTGTGTCAATCATGCCCTGCAGGATCATAGCCACCAGACCTCCGCCGATCAGGATAAGTCCCGCCCAGCAGCTCATCCGGCGTCCGGCCTCGGCCCTCTCAGCCTCCAGCTGCTTCTTCCGCCGGGCCTCCACCTCTCGGCGGTATTCCTCCACGCTGTCCGGTTTCACGTAGCGGCCCTTGGTTTCCTCAATCATCAAAATCTTCTCCTTCCAGATTTTCCATGGTAACGCCCATGGCCTCCAGCTGCTTGCCCTTCTTCTCCAGGCTTCTCAGCTGATACATATACTGCCTGCGGCGATACCGGATTGCCTCTTCCTTCTTTGCCAGCTTCACATGGGGGCTGTCCAGCAGCCGCCGGATCTCCTCCTCCACCTGAAGGTCGGTTAATACATCCCTAGCCATTCCGGGCCTCCATTTCTCTGCGGAGCACATCCTTGTTGCTCTGCGACCAGTTCAGCACGATCCTGGCCCACAGCCGGTCCTTCTCTTCCTGGGTCAGCGGCCTGTCCATCCGAGGCTCGCCGCTGCCGTCTCTTGCGATCACGATAGGCATATCCTTCTCCTTTCATAAATGCCATCCATCCGGTCATTGCGAACCGGTGCGCACACCGGTGTGGCAATCTCCCGGATGCTGCAGTGCATACCGCTGAGGGCCATCACTTCTCCTCCTCTTCCTCCTCGTCCTCATGGTCGTTATGAGCCAGCTCCACACCGGCCACCAGACCCTCAACAAAAGCCTCGCCCTTCACGGCCTTGATCTTGTTCAGGAAATCAACGATATTCTCAGGCATTCATTTCACCTCCTCGTTTTTTGTCTTGATTTGCGTATCCTTTGCCTGTAAAATTGAATTACCCGGTCAGACCTGGGATTTTCACGGAAAGGGGTGATGCATCATGAAACTCTTTAAGGAACTCCTTATCGATTTCTTAATGCCTATCCCGATCTGTGTGTCCGGTAACTCCCCCGCAGACGCTGTCAGGCACAACTGACAGCCGGGTCGCTCCGTAAGCGGGAGGGCTGACCTAAGCAACCGTCGCCTCGGTTGGATACTGTTACCGGGTTCGCCTCCCCAGTAAGCAGGCTGTAAATCAGTATCCTGCGGTCAGTGGACACAAATCAGCAGAGGTGTCCGTCCGGAGGGCGATCCGGGCGGGCATCTCGCCGCTCCGGGTAACTCAATTTCACAGGCAAAGTCCTTTTTGGTGTTGTGAACCCCTTGTGTTTGGGTTGTGAACCCATAATAACACGCCCACCTTGTGTTGTCAATCCTTTTTTGAGATTTTTTATTTTATTTTTGGGTTGACAACACAATTGAAGCGGTGTACAATTGATGCATAGGAGGTGAACCAAATGGAATCCATTAACGAGCGCTTCCGTGTTCTCCGCGACAGCATCGGTCTATCCCAGGAAGAGTTCGCAGCAAGAGCGCACAGAACCAGAAGCGAAATCAAAAACATCGAATACGGGAAAACAACGCCAAAGGATGAAGTAATTGCAAGTGTATGTCAAACTTACGGCATCCAGGAGGATTGGCTCCGCTACGGCCTTGAGCCGATGAGGGCTGAGAGATCCGAAGAGGAACAGATCGCCGAGCTTGTCGGCTCCGCCCTGAACGGCTCCTCCCGGCTGAAGAAAGCGGTCATCAAGATGATCTGCACCCGATCCGATGCGGAGCTTCAGGCCCTGGAGGATATGCTCCGGCAGCTCTACGAGGATATCTCCAAATAAAAACGAGGGTCATTGCGAGCCAGTGCGAACACTGGCGTGGCAATCCCCTCGACAAAAAGAAAACGCCCCAGGGATCTGTCTTCCCTGGGGCTTTAGCTATTCAATTGGAGATCATCCTTTCTTCATCAGTCCGCTGGCGAAGGCCACAAGCAGCCGCAGCTGCGCGTCTGTCATCCTTTCCTTGAAAAATTCCAGCTTCTTCAGTGTCTGATCCCGGCTTTCGCTTTCGTTCATTTATCCTCCCTTTCTTGGTGGTAAGCCAAATCGTACCCATATCACTCCCTATATAGATATTCAGGACCGTTTCTTTTTTCATCATCCTTTCTTATTTTTTCCTTGCGTACCATGCGCTTCCATGATACTATTATTTTGAGGGGGATTTTTCCTTTCGTCTGCGTTCGCCATGCCCTGGAGCCGGTGCATATCGCTGATCACCATATACGCCGCTCTCTGGGATTCGTATTCCAGCTCCTCCAGCATCATGGCAGTCCGCAGCACATAGGGACTCAGCTGCGTCATGCCTGGGGCCTCCTTTTGAATTTGACCCGGCAGGCGCTCTGTCGCCAAACGTTACGCCCACCGGGTCTTTGCTGGGGCTGGTTCAAATGTATCGGAGAATCACATGGTTTTCAATACGCAAACTTGCTTTTTCCCGAACCACATTTGATTTCTGCCGCCTCATATTTGATTTTACGAAAGAAGGGGCAGACTATGACCACATCAGACATCGTGGATGGCATCATCCGGAGAAAAAAAGAGATCGGCATGACCAGTCAGCAGCTCTCTGACGCATCCGGGGTTCCCAAAAGCACCATCGACCGCATTCTCCGGGGAGACACCCCCAATCCCTCGCTACAGACGGTCCTGGACCTTTCTGCGGCTGTGGGATATTCTCTCAGCAACCACCCGGAGCAGCCGGAACCCGCCCCCTCCGCCAATGTGAAAGACCCGATGGTTTCCCATTTGATCGCCGTCTACGAAAACCGGGGCCGTGCCTATGAGGAGCGAATCAAGAGGATCACCGCCCATTTCAACATGCTGCTTGCGGAGAAGAACCGCTGGCTGAAGTTTTCGCTTACGCTTAACCTGATATTTGTGCTCTTTTTCGCAATCGTGATCCTGGTGGATGTTACCAATGCCGACATCGGCTGGATCCGGGAAATGTTCAGCCACAGCGGAACGGCCCGGCATTTCGGTGACCGCCTTATGACCTGGGTAAGCGGCCTGTTTATTTAGAACTTTTGTTCGTTAAAATAATAAAAAACAATCCGTCCAATAAACCGGACCCGAAAGGGGATCATGCCAATGAAACGAATTTTGTGTGTTTCAGCCGTCCTTTTGGTTGTTTTCGTCTTGTGCTCCTGCCGCTACGGAAATGAGCCCGATGAGGCCAGCATTTTTTCAGATGGCTACAGCATCGGCTATGATGAAGGTTGGCAGAAAGGCTATGATGCAGCGGTAGATGACTACCACGCATATGATTCTTTGGATGCCGCGGGAAGCAGCCACTCTTATGGCGAGGCAGATACTCCTATCTGGGAAATTGTTGAGAATGCTTCCTGGTACGCCAGCGACAAAACAGGCTGGAGTGCTTATGAAGCGACACAGATCGTTTCCTTATATCTCGACAATGACCCCTCTGTGACAAAGGAGGAATTTCTGGAAGCAGCGGAAACCCTGATGTATTTCTACGATTACATCGAAGATCTGAAATAAAAAATGCCCCCCGGTGCTGTCACACCGGGAGGCTGGTAAACCGACCCACCAATCACGATAGGGGAAGTCTACCCTTTTATGGTAGCACCCCGGAAAGGAAATGTCAATGGCAAAGAAACAGATCAAGCTCCCCACCGTCACCCAACTTCCCTCCGGATCCTGGCACACCCGCTGCATGGTATCCGGAGAGCGGATCTCCATCACCGGGAGCAGCGAAAAGGAAGTCATTGCCAAATACATGGCTATGAAGGGTGGAGTGATCGAAGCCCAGCGCCAGGAGAAGGCCAAAGTCAAAACCCTGGAAACCGCTGTGCGGGAGTACATCGATTCCCGCCGGGACTACCGCTCCCCATCCACCATCTATGGCTATGAGCGGACATATAAGAACACATTCCAGACCATGATGCAGGCCAATGTTTTCACCGCAACCGATGAACAATGGCAGCAGGCGATCCGCCGGGAAAAGGCACTTGGACACTCTCCCAAATATATCAGTAATGCCTGGGCACTTATAGCGGCCTCCATCGAAGAGGCTACCGGTCGGCGGCCCAATGTGCTGCTTTACCAAAAAGAGCCAAAAGAGCGCATCTACCTTGAGCCGGACCAGATCGATATTCTGGTAGCCGCTCTGAAAGGCCACCGCATGGAGATCCCCGCACTGCTGTGCCTCAGCAGCCTCCGCCGGTCAGAGATGATGGCTCTCACCTGGGACAAGGTAGATCTGGATAAAAAGACCATCGATATCCACGGCGCAAGAGTCCGTGGGGAAACCGGATATGTTGAGAAAGCCCAGAACAAAACCAGCAAGTCCCGCCGTACCATCCCCATCATCCCGCCGCTCCAGGAAGCCCTGGAGGCTTGCCCCGACAAGACCGGCAAGGTTGTACGAAATGCGCCGGATGTGATCATCAAGCATCTGCGCCGACTCTGCGCCGAAGTCGGCCTCCCTCCCATCGACCTCCACGGCCTCCGCCACAGCTTTGCAAGCCTCGCATACCATCTCCAGATCCCGGAAATGATCGCCGCAGAAATCGGCGGCTGGGACGATTTGGCAACGATGCGTAAAATCTACACCCACCTATCCCAAAAAGACATTGCCAAACGAGCGCAGGACTTCAGCAATTACTTTGATAACAAGTCGCAAATTGGCAACGGAATTGGCAACGGAAAATAAAAAAACCTTAGAAACACAACGCTTTTACCGCTTTTTGTTATGGGTTCGAGTCCCATCTCTCGCACCAAACGCAAAAGTCCCGAATCTTATGATTTGGGACTTTTTTTGTTCATTTTTCGTACATTTCCATAACACATTGAATATATCGCAACATTTACGACAATATTTTATTGATTGGGAATTCATTATTTTATTTGCTAAAATGCAAATTTTGATTGCCATTTTGGCAACGGATTGGCAACGGGATTCTAGTGCCTAACTATATCCCGCCAGTACCGGCCCACCTTCATATCCTCAGCATCCGGGTCATCGATAAAGTCATGAGCCAGTGCAGCCCAAAATTCCGGCTTATCCATGTTGAAACGAATGACAGTCCGTCCGTAATCACTGAACAGCATGTTCATTACGGCATAGAATACGCAGGGCCTATGGCTGTATCCGAACTGGTGCATGACCGCCGTGGTCTGCTCCATCGACCACCGTGCCGGGGGATCCATATGCTCTACCCATTTCCGGGCATCCTCTTCTGTGAATTCCCGGTCAACATTGCCCATGACTTCCATGGCCTCACCCAAAAGCACCAGCATCTTAAGATCATCCCGGCACATCCAGCCTTTTTCCTGGAGATGCTTCATTTCCTTTTCGATGTTGGGAATCGTAATCCGCCCGTCCATATTAAGCCTCCTTTACATATTGATAGAATCTATCGACTTCCGCTTTCCCAATCCTGATGGTGCCCACCACCGGGATCTTAAGCGGGATTTTTTCGTTTCCAAATTTTGGAGCAAATGCCTGGTAGAGGGAATCCACATCGATATCGCCGCTTTGTGCATCCACAACACCAAGTGCCGCCACCATGGGATGCGTAGCATACTGCGCCACCAGTTTCCCGGAATTCGCTATAAGCAAGCCAGCCGCACCGGATACCAGAATCCGCTCACCACCGGAGAATGCCGGAGCAATATCCTGGTCTACAAACCGTGCCGCCGCTTTCTGGATCTGCTGAATGGTTGCCATAAGTTTCCTCCTTAATAAGAATAGAGGGCGGTTTCCCGCCCTCCTCTTTGGCGATTAAGCGCCGGTTGCGGGAGTGTCGGTGGGGGTCACGAAACTGTTGTACCGAGGCATGACCTCGGGGCAGATGCTTGCGATGGGGATCACGGTCTTAGTCAAGCCATTCAGCGTGGCAATAGCCTGCTGCTGGCAGCTCAGATTGGCAGTGAGCTGAGCATTAACCACGGCCTGCTGTGCCAGCTGGCCTTCGATGCCTCTCATCCGACCGTCCACATACTGGTACAGTTCCAGGATCTTACGGTCAGTCGCCAGGTCTGCCCTCAGGCTGCCGATCTCAGCATCCTTGTGGGACAGCTCCCGTTCCCAGGCGAACATTGCGCCGCCGCAGTTGTTGCCCCAGCCGCCGAAGATGTTGCCCAGGCCATTATTTCCCAGGACACCCAGAGCGGTACCGGCAATGCCAAGGCCCAGGCCAGCACCGGCAACACCCTTGCTCGCATAATCTCTTTCGACTTCTACCATTTTCTTTTCCTCCGTTTTAATTTAGTACCGGGGGTTCCCCGATCCACCATCAAGGTAACATGAAAAAGCCGTTCAAAACTGCCGTCTAAAGGCCGTGATTTTGCCGCTTTTTCGCCACATTCTTGCCATATTTATGCCAAATAGCAAAAAAGGACCCCCTCCGTTACCGGAGAGGGTCTTTCCTATATTCTTCGTTCTGGCAAAAGCGGAGAATAGATCCGAACTGCATCATATTTCTCCCGGAGGCTTTCCAGGCATCTACTTACCGTTCTGTCCGCCATTCCCAGCGTCATTCCAATGTAGGCAATGCTTTTATTTTTGGCCCACCAGCTGAGCACCTTGTCCTCATCCTCGGTGAGTATCGCCAGCTTGCGGAATTCAGCCAGCATGATATTGTCCCACACTAGATCTTTCATATCAGTCCGGGTTTTCGTAGGTCATCGCACGGAAGCTGTCATTCAGGCCCTTGGTAGTGGGATCATTGATGGCGTTCCACACAGATACCACCACGCTCACCAGGATCACGGGATTGCTCACGGCCTGGACAAAGATGTTGCCAAAAGCGGCCCAGGTGGTGATATCTTCCCAGCTCAGGCCCAGGTAGGTCAAAATCGGCAGCACGATTGCTGCGACGATCTGAACCCAGAACACAGGATTCTTCAGTCTTACCTTCCAGTTGATCATTGTATTTCTCCTTTCTAGTTTACAGGATTCACCGGCTGTTTGTGATAGTTTTCCAGGACACCGACCCGGCGCTGAAGGTCTTTCACATCATGCTCCATCACCGGCATCCGCAGGGCGAAGTTATTATGCTCCCGAACCTCCCGGGTCAGTTCTTCAATTTTGGTGTCCGTCACCGCCTGGTTTACGGCGATGGCCTGTTCGGTCTTCTTGCTGGCCAGAAGATTGCTGACCACCACTCCGATCAGGGTCAGAATACCGGTAATGAGAGCGGACAATACTGCATCATTCACCGGTATCACCTCGCTCCCTGGGGTACATCCAGATGGACATTGTTGCTATTCTTGATGGTGTAGTGATACCTCACACCGCCCCGCCGGTCAAGGAATGCCTCGACAGCGGAGGGAGCCACGCCCTGGACATTGATGTCAGCAGCCTCGCCGTACATGTGCTGCGAATTCGCCACACCGCCGGAATCGGCATTGTGCTGGCGGCACCGCAGGCCGCTGACGATGGTCACTGGTACACCGAAGTAGTACCGCACATCCTGGATGATCCTTACCAGGTCCTCCCTAGGTTCCGCCGGGAAGCCGTCGCAGTAGGGCGCATGGTGAAGGCCGCACTTGCAGCCGAATTCCTCCCGGGTAAAATGCTCGATCTCGTCCCAGAAGGTGCCCTCCTCCACCGGATCATCATCGCTTTTCGGCATCCCGTAAGCCACAGCATGGGTCATGGCTTTCTCGGTAACAATGCCAAGGATACCGTCATCATCGATGCCGTACTCCCGCTGGAAACGCTTCAGCGCCTTCTCACTGCCACTACCCCAGATGCCGTCAACAGCCATGGTGTAGTAGCCCAGATAGGCCAGCAGATGCTGCGCTTGCTTTACCGTCATGCAACCACCTCCACATACAGTCCCACCAGATCCTTCAGCAAGTGATAGATAGGATTGCCGGTAGAGATCGTGCATCGGTAAACCACACCGTCCTGGGAGTAATACAGCCCAGCCTCCAGAGCCATGTTGCCCTCATAGGGGATGGGGTCTTCCAGAGTCCCGGCATGGGTCTCGTTGATTACCTCAAAAAGGCTTTCCGTACCGGCGGCTCCCGGGACATAGTGCTCCACAAAGGTGTAGCTTTTCTGCCGAGTCTTGTACAGCATCCCGCCGTACCGAAACCGGAAATCCATCTCCACCTTCTCACCCATCAGGTCTTCCCACCGGGGGTACAGTTCCTTGCTGTAGAGTGCTTCCTGGTCAGTCAGCACGATAGCTGCGTTATCCATTGCCGACCGGATGGCTTCTGCCTGTTCAATTACAGTCATACCGTCACCCCCAGTACCTTCAGCGCTTCGGCATATTCAGAAAGAAGCTGCCGCTCGTATTCCCGCTGGGCCGCTTCCATTTCGGGATAACTCCCCCAGGGGGCGATCATCTCCCCGGAGAACACCGTGCCGTCTTCTCTCGTCCAGCTTTCGCCGGCGGGAACAAACCGGTAACCCTTCACAACGGTATCGCATTTGCCGTCAAAGAAGTCGGTCTCCACAGCGGTCAGGCCTTCGCCACCCTCAGGATGGCACTTATAGTCCGAATCAATATAAACCGTTCTCATAGATACCTCCTTACAGCAGCATTTGGATTCTGGTTACACGGCAGGAACCCGCATAGCTACCGCTGGTATTTCGCATATACACCTGGATCTGATGCTTTCCGGTAAGTGTGGATATATCCAGTGTCAGAGTACCGGATGCTGTCGATGCTTCAGTAGTTGCCTTGACGGATGCGCCGGAAGTATCCAGGATCTTCACGGAAATATACCCCTTGAAAGTACCATCACCCTGAAGATTGCTGTAGGTGGCTGTCACCGTCTTATGGTTGGTCAGGTCTACATCCTTGATGGTCACGGATGCATTGCCGGACTTGGCAAGGGTTGCATTCAGGTAAGTGCTTGCCTTGGTCACATTGGAAAGGGTAAGCGTTGCATTTTCCGTTCCCGCATTGTAAAAATCGATATCTGCCAACTCTGCACTAAACTGCAACCATGCACCACCCTTGTACAGATACGCATCGACCGACTTCCATTCTCCACCGATAACTTGTCGACACCCAGTCAAATGCAGAAGGCAGCGGATGATCTGCCCCTTTTCTTTTCTGTTCAGGATGTTAAGCACAGGAACAGTGTTGTCTGCGGTTCTGTCATAGGTTGTCGAACAAATAAAGTACACATTGCCTGTGGATGAACTTGTGCCACTCGGTGTGACGCTGGCAAACCGATACCCATTGACCGCAGTGCTGGATTTGATCCAGATCATGTTGGCAGTGGGATTTGTGGGAGCAGTCATACTTGCGATCACCTTATAGCTAAGGTCAGAGCTACCGCCCAATACATAGATCATCAAACCACCTCCACATTGCCGGTCACCAGCCAGCTGACAGTAGTGCATTTCTTTGCGGCAATCATCGTGTACCGTTCCGGCAGTGCCAGAACAGGGTCGGTCAATGCGCCGATGCCGGGGGTTGCCGCATTGACCCCGCCGGTGAAAGCGATCCTGGCGGAGTTTGCCGTCCAGAAGATAAAGGCCACTTCAAAGCCAACGGGAACAGAATCATGGAAGTCCTTGGAGATGGTGCAAACAAAGTCCGTGCCGCTGCTGTTCAGCAGAAGGGTTTTCCCCATCATATCCGGTGTCACGGAAATATTGGCCGTGGTTACCTTAACGATCGGGCTGTACCGCAATTCCTCAGCCTTACCGTCCACATACCCCTTGGTGGCAGGGTTCGCATCCTCCGTGGGTTCCTGCACCGTCATGGCACCGGTCATTACGCCGCCGCTTCTGGGCAGCG